AAGACTGGGACACGTTTATTGATTATAACATTCAGGATGTTAATCTTCTTGTTAGGTTAGAACAAAAGCTACAATATGTTCCGTTATTGAGAATGCTTTCATATGTTGGACTCACTACTCTTGAAGGGGCAATGGGAACTATTCAGGGGATTAACGGAGCTCTATGTATTAAGGCTAGGCATCGAGGTGAGGTTATTTCAACATTTTTACGAAATGCTGATACAGGTAAAAATCCTGGTGCGTATGTTGCAGAACCTAAACAAGGATTTAAAAATCATGTTGTTTCATTTGACGCAAATTCACTGTATCCAAACGTGATGATATCTCTTAATACCTCTCCTGAAACAAAAGTAGGTAAAGTGGAGACAACCACTGATAATAAAATTATTATTCGACATGTGACTGGTAAAGTGTTTGAGCTTGATAGACCAGCTTTTGCGAAGTTCCTTAAAGATGAAGAATGCGCCTTATCAAAAGCTGGGATTTTATTTACACAAAAAAAGAAAGGTATAATTCCGGAATTTTTGGAGTACTACTATAATAAGCGTGTAAAAATTAAGAAAGATCTATACAGGGCAAAAACCAAGCTTAAAAAGGTAAAGAAAAATACATCTGAATATACTGATGCTAAGTATGAGGTCGAACGACTTAATACATCTCAGATGGTTATCAAAATTCTTATTAACTCATGTTATGGTTACATGGGTAATAAAAACGCTCCAATTGGAGATGATGATATTGCATCATCTGTAACATTAACAGGTCAAGCAGTAATTAAGTTTTCCAATGAGCTTATTAAAGAATTTATTAAAAAGGAAATACCCACAATTACTGATCATGAATTAGAAGAATGTATTGTATATAATGATACGGATTCATCATATGTTTCTATTACACCGCTTGTAGATAAAGGTCTAAAGTTTTTAGATGGGGATGATATACATCAAGATACACATGATAAAATTCAAGAGATTGAAAATTATCTAAACGATGGAGTTCAAAGCTGGGCCAAAAAGGCGCTATTGTCAAAGGATAGTAGGTTTATATTTAAACGAGAATGTATCGCTGACGTGGGGGTGTTCCTTCAGAAAAAAAGATATGTTATGCATATTTTAGATGATGAAGGGATTAAGGAAAATAAATTTAAGTATACGGGTGTCGAAGTAGTTCGAACTACTATGCCTAATGCAATTAAACCTTACGCTAAAAAAATCATTGAAACAATGCTCATTACACAATCGTTATCTAAGACTAATGAGATATTAAACGAAACTTATGATATATTTAAGAATCTTAGTCCAGAAGAACTTGCGTTTGTAATGGGTGTTAAGGGGTACGAAAAATATGCTGTAGATTGCAATGAATTTACAACTGTAAAGAGTATGCCTATACACGTCAAGTCTGCTTATTTTTATAATTTACTACTCCAAAAACTTGGAACAGGTAACAAGTATGAAGGTTTAAGCTCTGGTGACAAGGTTCGTTATATGTATGTTGAAAAGCCCAACAAGTATGGTTTAGATAGCATTGGCTTTAAGTACAACTATCCAATGGAGTTTAAAGATGTATTCAAGGTAGACCATAATAAAATGTTTGAAAAGATCTTATTTCAAGGTATAGAGCGTTTTTATGATTGTGTTGGTTGGAAAATTAGAAAACCAGCTGAAAACGTACAAGTTGAATTATTTGACTTGTTTGGTAAATAAAATTATGGCATTACAACCTGGTGGATATACCGATAAACCTGAACACGATAATACTAAGCATGCCCATCCTGCTTTTAATAGAGGTAAAGCTCGTGGTATTTTAGAAACTTTATCTATTGTTAAGAAAGTTATAACTGGTGAAGACGATGGTTCCGGAACTATTAATTCTCCTGAAATTGAAAAAATTAGAAGATCAATTTTTATTATGAGAGAAGCTCTAAATCATGCTTCTGATAAATCTACATATCTTTCAAAGCCTGCAAAAGAAGCACTTAATGAAGCTCATGATTTAGCAAACTCTTTAAGATATCAGTAGTTGCAATTTTAAAACTTTAAATTAAAATAATAATATGGCAGATAAACCAACACCTAAGGAAAAATCGATTAGTACTATTATCGATCATATCGGTAGAACTGTAGTAGGTAGTGTAGTTAAAGACACCAAAGACTCTATTACATTATATAACCCGGTAATTATTCACGTCCAGCCAGATCCTGAATCCGGACAACTTCAAGTTCAATCTTTTCCATATATCTTTATGGAGTTCCTTAAAGACAAGGACAAAAACAATTGGACGTTCGCAAAATCTGCGATTAGTACTTCAGACGTAGAACTTGATGACCGTATTATCCAACAGTACGAAAACATCAATAACCCGGCTCCCCCAATCCAACAAGGATCAAATCAAAACGAACCTGAAGTTATTAAGTTGTTTGATGATGAAGAGGAAGAGACTTTAGTCGCTACCTAAATGTAACCTAGGGTATAAATATTTTTACTATGAAACTAACTAAATACACACACAACCCAATTACAGAAATCGAAAGAGCTTTTGATGGCTTTTTCAATCTAACACCGGTCTTCCACCAGTTGGAAGAAGTTTATAAAACAGGAGATCAAGTCCGATTCGCGTCGGATGAAGATACACTAAGTGTACAAATTGATCTGCCAGGAGTCACGAAAGATGATTTAGATCTTTCTACAGACACTGATCAGCGCGAGGTCTATATCAAGGCAAAGCGCAAAGTAAAAGCCCATGATGGGGAAAAGGAACAATCCTATAATAGGTCGTTCTCAGTTGGAAGAGAGTTCGATCTCAACAAGATCGACTTCTCTTATGTCAATGGAGTCCTTGAGGTAGATGTACCTCGAAGGAAGAAAGAGGAATATATTAAAACATATAAAGTTTAACAATTTAAATGGGCCTAGCTAGCCCAAACCCGGGTGTGCCTGAATAAACATTTTAAGCAAGAGTGTTAAAGGGGCTGCAACTTACATGGAGGGTCAACTGACTATTATGTGTAAGGAAACGGAGTACAAGTAGGGAAAAAGATGAAACTGCATCTTGCCCACCTGAAAGTTGGAGGTAACCAGAAAATCCTCTCACCCACCTTTTTAAAAAGCCCCGAAAGGGGCTTTTTTTATTGAACTTAAAGGCCTATAATATATAATACTTTATATGGATAAAGATATTACTACCGCGTTAGATTCTATCGATAAAGTAAATCCTTTTGCAACATACCTTAACAATAATACTTTAAGTCGTGTTGGAGAATGGATTGATACAGGATCTTATGTGTTAAACGCAATTATTTCCGGTTCTATTCATGGAGGTATTCCAAAAGGTAGAGTAACAGTGCTTGCCGGTGAGTCGATGACGGGTAAATCGCTTTTTGTTCAAAAAATTCTAGCCAAGGCCCAGGAAGACGGGCTAGTCCCTGTTATCTTTGATACTGAAAATGCTATTGACCCGGAAGGAGCTGAAAGATTAGGGTTAGATATTAGTAAAGTGAAGTATGTTCCTTGTACTAGTATTGAGCAAACTCGTAATTCACTGTATAAGTTCCTTATGTCGGTAAGAGAGAAGGGACTAGAGGGTAAGTTCATTGTAGCTATTGATTCATTAGCTAATCTTCAATCAGAACTCGAGCTATCACGTATGAGTAAAGATAGCACATCCTCTGACATGGGTACAAAAGCACGAGCAATGAAGACGTTGATGCAAACATGTACTAATCTTGGTGCTGTTACACAGACTACCATTCTTTGCACTAATCATGTATATGATGACCCAACTGCATTGTTTCCTTCTATTGAAAAGAATATGCCTGGTGGCAAATCATGCATTTATCTTCCATCAGTAACTGTTCAGTTGGCTCGTAAGCCAATGAAATCGGATGGAGGTAAGACAGTCGATGGGGAATTAGCAGTTGGTCAGAAAAAGTACGCAGGTATCATTATTAGAGCACTAACTCGTAAAAATCGATTCATTAAACAGTACCTTGAAGGTGAAATGTATCTTTCATTTGCTTCTGGGCTTGATCGTTACTATGGATTAGTCGATCTTGCTGTGGGTGTTGGTGCAGTAATTCAAACCGGAGCAACTTATCAGCTTGAAGATGGTACTAAGCTAGGCTATTATAAGAATTGGAGGAAGGATGTAAAGCTTTGGGAAGAAACTATTCTTCCAAAACTAGAACAACGAATTAAAGATGAGTGGTCTTATAGTAATAAAGAAGAAGAGCCACCTGA